TCAACGTGCGCCTCTCGCCGTGGCTGATTCCGATCTTCGACGCGCTCCAAAACCCGCTCGTGCGCCGCGTGCATTTCCGCAAGGCGGTTCAGATTGGCGGCACGCTCGTCGCCGACGTGTGGGTTCCTTGGCTCATCTGTAACGACGCTGGCCCTATCTCGTGGACGATGCAGACCGACGAAATGATTGACCGCCACGCCAAGTCTCGGCTCAACCCAATCTTTGAAAGCTGCAAGCCCGTCGCCAAGATGCTGCCTCGCGCTGGCCCGCACCGGACGACGACCGAGATTTATTTTGGCGGTTTCTTTTTCATTCTTAACCCTGCGAATCTTTCCTCGCAGCAGAGCCAGTCCATTCGCTACAAGGTGAACGACGAGATATGGCTACCAAAATGGCAAGACGTTTATGGTCATGCGGTTGCGCGTGTGTCTCGCTTCGAGGAAGTCGGACGCTCGAAAATCTACAACACGTCACAGGCTCCGGTCATGGACTTGGAAACTGGCAACGTCGAGGACACGTCGTTTCGCTCGGGCAATCAACAAGAGTGGAGCGCAGAATGTCCGTCGTGCGCCAAGGTTCATCCAATCGCGTTCACTCTCGAAAAGAACGAGGAGACAGGTCTGCGCGGAGGCGTCGTTTGGGATGCAGCAGCAAAGCGCGATGACGAGACGTGGGACGTGACGCGCGCCGTCGAGTCCTGCCGTTTCCGCTGTCCGCATTGCGGCCACGAGTCACCAGACTCCGACGCTACGCGCAACGCTTGGAAACGCACCGGACGGTTCGTGCCAATGCGACCTGACGCGCCGATTGAGTTTCAAAGTTTCCGCGTCGAGGCTTTAGTCTCGCGGCCAATGCGCCTACTCGTCGAGGAGTTCTGCGCCGCCGATAACCACTTCGTGCGCCAAGGCGACGACAAGATGAAGATCGAGTTCAAGACGAAGCGTGAGGCAAGGCCGTGGATTGTCGAAAAGAAGGTCGTCAACTTGTTCGTGCAAGCGAGCGACTACACCGTTTCGCAATTCTCGAATGGCGAACAGATCGAGGGCGAGGTGATTCGTTTCATGGCAATCGATCGACAGCAAGACCATTGGTGGCTAGAGATAGGAGCCTTCTCCTCTGCGACTGGCCCAACCTACAAGCAACTCTATTTTGGACGCATCGAGACGCGCGACCAGCTCCGTCAAATGCAGCACCGTTACAAGGTTCAGGACGGATGCGTGGCGCAAGACAGAGGCTACCGGCCCGCCGACGTAGATCGTGACTGCGCCGACTTTGGTTGGCGTGGCATGAGAGGACACGCGCGTAAGACGTGGACGATGCGCGACGAGAACACGAACGCGCTGATTAACTTCCCATTCAGCGAGCCGCGCACGAGTGACTATCGAGGCGGCGACGTGTTCTATTACGATTGGAGCGGCGATTACTTCAAAGACATCTTGGCGAACGCGCTCGAAAACAAAGGCGACCTCAAATGGCTCATGCCCGCCGACGTCAATCCGCTCTACCTTGAACACCTCAAAGGCGAGTCCAAAGTTGAAATCAGAACAGGCGTCTGGGAATGGCGTGAGGTAAAAAGCAACGCACCAAATCACGGCTTGGACACCTCGGCCATGATGCTCTGCATGGCGACGATTGCAAACGTGGTTCGCTACACGCCGCCCAAGGAGTAAGACCTTTTGACGTTTCGGGCATTAGCAAATGCTCGACAACCCATTTCTCGGACTCGATGGCGCGACGCTGGCGACTCTTAAAACCAAGACACTCGATGCCATTCAAGCCGTGCTGTTAAATCAAAGCTACTCGCTGAACGGAAAAAGTGTCTCGCGTGCGGACTTGGCCCAGCTCAATAATATGCTCGGAAACTTACAGGACGCCATCAACGACGCAAATGGAAGTTCGACCGACACGACCTTCGTTTCTTTTAACGGCAACTAAACACAATCATGGACAACGAGACCTTTGACGCTTCTAAGCTAATCAAGAATCAGCCTTGGCTTGACCGCGCGCTTGAGAACATCGCGCCGACTTGGGCGTTGAAACGTCTGGAGGCTCGTGTTCAGAAATCACTTTTCGAATATAACGCCGCGCGCACTAATCGTCTTTACGCTCCGAAGCAATACGGCCAGCCATCGGAAAGCACGCAGAACCAGCGCGACCGAGTAGTGCTAATGTGGGAAGCACGTGACTTGATCGACAACGCACCTGAAGTTCGCGAGGTCTCGCGCAAGTTTGGTCTGTATCTAACGCCGCACGAATACTCACCTACCACCGGAGACCGCGATTACAATCAGACGGTCAGCGATTATTTTCACGATTGGTGCAAGCATTGCGATGTGACCAATCGGCACTCGTTTAAGAAGCTAATTCAAATTGCTGCCGAGGAACGTCCGGTGGACGGCGATTGCGGTTTCGTTATTCGTCGTTCTGGCGAAGGCTTGAAACTGCAACTCGTGCCGGCCACGCGCATCGGCAATCCGAACAGCGCAGCGGTCGAGTCCAACAACTATTACCAAGGCATCATCACCGACGACTTTGGGCAGCCGATTGCTTACCGTATTTATCGCGTAGATCGGAATGGAGTTTACTTTGGCGCAGAGGACATTCCAGCGAATCAGTTCTGCCACTACTTCGATCCAAATCGGTCTGATATGTACAGAGGAGTGTCTGATCTAGCGACTGGGATTCAGACTTCGCGGATGCTGCACGAAATTCTTCAAGCCGAGAAAGCGGGCGTGCGCTTCTCCTCGCAACAGGCCGCGCTTATCTTCAACGACCGAGGCACTGCGAACCCGCGCAATCTTTTCCAACCAAATCCTGCGCTCTCGCTGCCGAGCGGACAGCAGCAAAAAAACGAGCTGACCGAGGTCGGCATGATTCGCTATTTCCAAAACAGCGACCGCGTGGAAGTAATGCCATCGCGTCCGTCGCAAGCGTTCACCGGATTCGTGCAGCATTTAATGCACGAAATTGCCATGTCCGTGGGCATACCCGAAGGAGTATTATTCGGCACACAAGACTATAAAGGCCCAAGCGTTCGGGCTGAATTTGCAGCAGCTGACCGCGTATTCACGCGCCAGCAAGGCGTCCTCACCGACAAGGTACTCGATCCAATCAAAGACGCTGTAATCCTCGATGCCATCGCGCGCGGTGAAATTCCGCCTCCGACGCTGCTTGCGGGCGAGACGATGGTGCAAGCTCTGCGCCGCGCAACTAAAGGCGAATGGCGTTTTCCTGCTAAGCTCTCGATCGACGTTGGCCGCGAGTCCGCTGCGAACATGAACGAAAATCGCCAAGGCGCGAAGTCGCTGCAAGAAATCGCTGCCGAAGAAGGCACCGACGCGTTCTCGCGTTTAGAGCAGATCGCAATCGAGGCTGGTTACGTCAAAGAGTTGGCCGCGAAGTATGGCGTGCCAGAAACCGCTATACGCCTCACGACGAACTCGCTACCTAGCACTCCTGCCGCTGCTGCTGCTGCGGGCGATGCAGTTGGTGCGTCCGCCGCCGAAGCACAGAAGGCGAGCCAGTCGCAAGAACCTGCGCCAGCCGAGCCAGTCACACAAATACAGAACGAATCAAATCTCGTCACGATTGATTTCGAGACTAATACCTACATTCCGACGGTCGCCATCGCCGACAACGCCAAGCGCGCTCTTGAAGTACGCGACAAGAAACCAGCCTCGCAACGCGGCATGACGAGCGTGGGCATTGCTCGCGCGCGTGACTTGATGAACCGCCGCCCGCTCTCCGAGGAAACCGTGCGCCGCATGAAGGCGTACTTTGACCGTCACGAGTCCGACAAGAACGGCGAGACTTGGGACGAGCAAGGTAAGGGCTGGCAGGCGTGGAACGGCTGGGGCGGAGACGAGGGTTATTCGTGGGCGACCGCAATCGTTGAGCGACTAAACAAGCAGGCGGACACTAAAGAACTCAAAGCAGCATCGAGCGAAGTGCGGCAAAGTTTTGCTGCGCTGCAACCACCGGAGCCAGAAGAGTGGCTAGACGCGGTTCAGAATTATCGGAAGAAACAAAATGGCCGCGTCGATGAAATCAAACAAAACATCGTCGGAGAAAAATCCATCATCGAGTTAAGCAAGACGGTTAAAGCTGAAAACAAATAACATGATCCACACTCAGACTCAAATCGACAACCTCATCGAGCTGGCAATCATTCAGCGCGTCGAGCTAAAGAAGCTCGTCGAATCGCTGCCAGAACTGCGGACGCATCTCTCGGTGGAGATCGAGCGCAACTTAAACGAGATCGAGCCAGCGATGCGCGATGAACTGCAAAAGTTCCTTTCGCAAGAATCACAATCCGAGCACGCAAAGCTCGGCAACGTGTTGAAGCAAAAGATCGCAGAGTTATCCGTGAGTCTGGAGGACACGACCGCTGCGAAGTATTCCGTGCTCATGGCTGAGCGCGCGGAGAATGACACGCTGTTGGCTAAGGCTGAAGCGCGCATCGCCGAGGCTGCATCTGCGCTGCCGAACGCGGTCAAAGAAATTGTCACCGACGAACTCTCGCGCTTTCCTCGCGCTGGCGAAATTGATCAACTGCGAAAAGAGTTTGCCGAGCCGAAAGGGCTGAACCCGCGCGGCAAGTGGGAATCGGGCGTAACTTATTACAAGCTCGATCTTGTCGCCTACAACGGCGACAGCTACGTTGCCAACGAGGAGACGACGCAAAAGCCTTCGCGTAATTCGACCAAGTGGACGCTCAACTCTGCGCGCGGCGCGGCTGGTAGTGGAAACAGTACGACGCTTGCCGAACTGACCGGCTCACCTGCCAACGGTCAAATCCTAATCGGCAGCAATGGCGCGTTCGTAAACGCCGACATTACGGCGGGCGACGGCATCGCAATTTCAACGGCGGCTGGCTTCATCGAAATCTCTGCCGACGGTGGCACGAATTACCAAGGCACTTGGAACGCGGCCACGAACAATCCTGCGCTCGCGTCGAGCGTCGGCACAAAAGGTTATTACTACGTCGTCAACGTGGACGGCTCGACGAACCTTAACGGCATTACCGACTGGAAGGTTGGCGACTGGGCGATCTACAACGGCACGATCTGGCAGAAGGTAGATAACAGCGAATCGGTCACTAGCGTATTCGGTCGCGTTGGCTCGATCACCGCCGTCGCTGGCGATTACTCGGCCACGCAGATCACGAACACCGCGGCAGGTAGCATCACGGCGACGAACGTACAGGACGCGATCAACGAACTCGATGGTGAGAAATTGGCGAAGGCGTCGAACCTGAGCGACGTCGCCAGCGTCACGACTTCGCGCACCAATCTCGGCGTCACCGCCACCGGCGCAGATACGACTTACGCATACCGCGCGAACAATCTCAACGATCTCGCCAGCGTCACGTCGGCTCGCACAAATCTCGGTCTTGGCTCTGCCGCGGTGGAGAGCGCGACCTTTTTCCTGCAAGCCGCGAACTCGTTGAGCGACGTCGCATCCGTTGCGCTCGCTCGTTCGAACCTTGGCTTGGGTAGCATCGCCACTCAATCGGCTGGCAACGTCTCGATCACTGGCGGAAGCATCTCTGGCATTACAGACCTTGCCGTGGCAGATGGTGGCACTGGTGCCTCCACGCTGACTGGTTACGTTAAAGGCAGCGGAACGGCGGCTCTGACGGCATCTAGCACGATACCAAACACCGACATCACTGGTCTTGGTACGATGAGCACGCAGAACGCTGCAA